CTAGACTAGAAATACGACGATCTAGCTTACCAATGTCCTTCATCGTATAACGACGATTATCACGCTGGTTAATTCTAACTTGATCGATTAGTTTTGTGTATGGTGGAACAATCACAGTACCTAGAACCAATCCTTCTCTTGGATCTTCTGGTTCTTCTGGCTTCAGCGATGGTACACCAGCCAAGATATTGAATCTGCCGACAGAGTCTAAAACAACTTTATCGATACGACCAACATAATGAGCTATAGGAGTATTTCCGTCAGAACCCTTTTTAGGAAGTTCTGGATACCATGTATTAGTACCAGCAATAACTGGTCTAAAATCAACAACGCAAGCTAAGCAAATTTCTTGTCTGCTACCAGTTGTGTGATCGTATACGTAGTAGTTAGGGATGTCAGCATAATCTACGTTAGTGTAAGAATCTACTGAGAAGTAGTTACCTGTTTCTGAAACTGCGAAATAATCGTAGACAACCTTGATAGCACCACTTGGTACTTGGTATCCTGGTTTCAGCAGTAACTTAGAATTAGTGTAATATGTTGGACGTTGACCATCGTCTAATGTGAAACGATCAGTGATGTCAATAGAGTTACTTTGATTAAATGTAGCGTAATCGCCAGGAGTCATATAAACATTTCTAAGTTTATAACCCATGGCTTTGGTTAACTCAATTGTTGATGAAGTCAACGCTTTCTTTGTAGTGATAGTATCGCCAGCATAGTTAGTGATCAATGCCTTTGTTTTCTCACGTGCTGCTGTTTCTATTTGTAAAACAGAGCAGATTAGAGTGTAGCTTCTAGAAGCAGTCAAACCACTGATATAAACAACTTTTCTAGTTGTGTTATTATCGAATGTTATGCTGCTAGTTGTGATAGCTACTGGTAGTTTTGTTACGTTGTCGATCAGAGTGTAGTTAGAAAGATCGTCATCACTCAAGAAAAATTCTTTAGAATTTGTCAATTCATAGTCAAAAACACCAGCACCTGAAGCTGTGTCAGTGAAAGTTCTTCTAACAGTGAATTGGCTAGATCTCAATGTATCAGTCTGAGTCAGTGAGTCATAACCTCTTAGAGTTTTAACGAACTGTGGTCCAACTCTGAACAACAGTGTGTCGTGCTCTGGTTCTTGGATAGTTGCACGGAATACTGCAACGCTACCACCGTTGATAGTAGATGCAGCATTGGCGTCCAATGTCAGAGAAAGGTTATTTGTTGGAGTCGCAGAAACTCTTCCAACTCTAACACCATTCACGAACAGAACATCTCCAGCAACTAATCTATTAGAGAATTCTGTTCCTACACCAGTAACAGTTGCACTAGAGTTACTTGTAGTAGCAGAACCTTCTAACGATAGAAGTGTTGGGGAGATATCGCACGAGAAATTGTCGCTAGTTGCAGTGCCAACGATTTGCTTGGCATCTTTCTCGAAAGAGAATCCGTTGTTGATGTTAACATCAAACAAACCTAGTTTGTATTGTGTAGCAGTGCCACCAGAATAATCGCTAGAGTGCAGTTGGATAAACTTCACTCTTGCAGTACCAATGATTGTTGATGCTGTTGGAGCAGCACCTGGAGTTGTATTCAATCTGTTGGTAATGTATACTTGAGAATATGCAGTTAGGTCTGGGAACTTGTAAACATTGTTTACCATAACCCAGTTACCATTGGCCAATCCAATAGGTTGGTCTTCTAAACGAACAATGTGACCACCTTCGTTAACTACGTTGTTAACGACAATTTCTCTAGCTTTGTTAACTTCAACATATTGTGTTGAAGTGCTTTCAACTTCGTAACCTTGAATGTATGCTTTGCCTGGATCGACAACCAAAACAAATTTGTCTTCATCGCCATATTTGTTTCCTTCGAGTGCACCAGTTCCAGGAACAGGAGGATACACACCACCATTAGAACCATTGTCTAGGTGTTCACGTGCAGATAAACGGAATTTGTTAACTTCATAGTTACCAGATTCATCGTATGTGCGACGAGCCAGTGTCTTTTCTAATTCAGAGTAAGTTGCTTTTTCAATCTTGTGCTGAATAACACCATTAGAAACTCTAATGAGTTCTACGAATCTAACAGAATCTGTAGATTGTAGTGGTAGTTTTACCAACTCAACGGAAATCTTGTAACGATCTGCACCTGGAGCAGCGTAGTTATAAGAACCTTGAGCATTGTCTAACAGCGTTTCGTCTTCGTCAGCTGTAACTAATGTTTCTACAACTTTAAAGCCAACACGACCTGTTGGTCGGCTGTTGAATCTACCAACGTATAAGTGCAACTCTGGGTTGCGGACGAAGAATCCATCGATGTAGTAGATACCTTCTTTTACATCGATCTGGAATGCGTAACCGATAACATCAGAAACTTCGTTTTCTGTGTAAGTGGTAGAAGCATTACCATCATCACCGTAGATTCTGATAGTAGCATAAAGATCGCCTATTTGATCTTCAGTTAAATCTGGGTTTACATCTATTTGGTTATCAGCTTCTAAAGCTACGATTGATTCGCCTGGAATGAATCTGCTAGTAGTTCCGTCAGAAGCTGTCTGTTCTACTTTACAGTAGAGAGTTGGGATGTCTAATTGATCAACAACGCATCCGCAAGCTGATGTATCAATAACTTTAAACTTAACACCACTAGTAACACCAGTGATAATCTTATCTCTAAACTGTGTTAGATAAGATTGTACGTTTAAAGTGTTGTATGTTGTTTCAAGTTTTAAAAAGTGAACTCTGTGGTCGTAGTTAACGGATCCAGGAATTACCTGAGATCCATTTTTGAACACATGGTCACCAAAACGACTAACCTGTTGTTGCAGGATAGTCTGTAGTTGAGTTAATTCTCTAGCCTGAACTGGATATCCAGGACGGAATAAAATTCTATAAAAATCTTTGGCTGCGTCATAGTCGTCATTATATGGTTCAGTGTTGAAATTAATAGCCATTTTTCTATTTTACCCTTAAAATTTAATAACTGTTCTAAGAATAACAGTTTCGTCTTCAGATGGTGTGAATCCGTTTTTGTTATCAATGTATAGTAGTTGTCCAGAATATTTATCCACGTCTGGAGAGCCTACTGACAGTGGTATGAAATTTCTATTGCTATAATTGAAGATAGCTTCGTTCACTACTGGGACATCGTTGTCTAATGATTGTAACAAGACGCTAGAACTTGTTAAAGAAACAATTCTATATCTACGTCTTGGAGAACCAACATACTGAAGAACTGCTGTACCATTTTGCGCTGATCCACTAGAATGAGAAGGAGCAACTGTAGATGTTGTTCCAGCTTGTGTGACCAAATACAAATTAGACTGATAATAAACTTGACTGTTCACTGTCAATGCTACGCTTGCAGACCATTGCGTTCCTCTAAGCGCATATAAATCCATGTCTCTAAAGAATCCACTTGCTGGATTCTCATCTATTGGCAGGTTAGCAACCTCAACAATAAAACAAGTAGATCCAACTAGCTCATCATATTTAGATACGCTCTGATACGTTTTAGGATTTTTAATAATACCTATTTGACGATAGTCGTTGTTAACAACCAATCCTTGGTTCAAGTCTGTAGAAACATTACTGTAGAACATTAGTGTTCTAGAGAAGAATTCTTCTGGCGCACTCTTACCGTGACCACCATAAGGAGAGATGATTGCTCTGGCTGTGGCTGCTTGACCATTACCGTAGATAACTACGTTTGCAAAAGTGTATCCAGAGCCTCTGTTTGTAATGTTAATCTTTGTTATCGCACCAGTAGATGGCTCTACCGTAGCTGTCGCAGTGGCACCAGAGCCGTCACCAGTAATAGCGACATATGCTGCACCGTAACCATATCCACCGCTAATCATTTTAATAGCGTCAATAGTTCCAGATGTAGTTAACAATTCATTATTGGCTTGCAGCGTTTCAATGTTACCAACGCTTAGGTTAGCCAATAGTTGTGCGCCTGTTCCACTTGACGATGTAACTTCTATATTCGCAACTGTGTAACCCACACCAGCGTTTTCTGTTATCACGCCAGTGATTTGATTATTTTCAATGATAGGTACTAACTTAGCTCTGCTCTTGCTTGTTTGGAATGCTACTACTGCTGGCACAGTACCACCATTGACTTGAATAGATGGCGCTTGCAGATAACCCGCACCGAATCTTCTATTCGCTTGTCCGCTGGCAACTTCACCAACATATTTCAAGGACACGTTTCCGTTTGTCACAACTTGATTTAATGTGTCGTGAGTTGGACCAGTAGTTCCAAGAGTGTTTGAGTTACCACCACCAGAAACTGCAGAAACTGTGTACAGATGAGTCCCGTACCAAATTTGACTATTCAAAGTTACAGTTGCACCACTAACCCATTGTGTTCCAAACACGACGTTTGGTGCTGATGTGTAACCGCTACCGAAATTTGTAATAATAACATAGCCGATTGAGTCGTTATACATTTTAGCAACTGCAGTTGCACCAGATCCGCCACCACCAACGAATGATATAGCAGGTGGAGAAGTATAACCAGAACCAGCGTTAATTATTTCAACTTCTCTGATTCCACCATTTAATGTTATTGCAGTAACAGAACCAGATGTTAAGGTTGCTGTGGCAGTTGCTGTAGTACCTACGTACTTCACAGAAGCTGTTCCGTTTTTGTATGTACCAAGTCTATGTGATGGTTCAGATAATCCAAGTGTTCCTGCACTAACGACTTCATAGAAATCTTTAGAAGAATTGTAAATCTTCTGTCCTTGGAATACACCTGCGCCAGCAGCAAACAAAGATGCATCTGACACTGGGTCAGAAATAACTACTGTTGCTGTTACATACCCACTTCCACCACTTGCAATAACAGTTCCTTCAATCAGTGTTGGGTCTGCTTCCAGATAACCATCACCTTCTACGATAATATTCGCAGATGTGTATCCTGATCCTTTATTGTTAATAAGAACTGTGTCTAAAGAACCATTGCTATAAAATTGATTCGTTAGGGCAGAAACTACTGGGATGTGCTGGTTAGTTAGAAACTTATTTCTCAACGCAATCGGCACGTTGTACATGTACTTCCAAATGTAGCCATCTATTGTTTTAATTGGCTCAACTTGAGTGCCAGTTGGTTTGTAGTTAGAAGGAGAATTATTATTGTTGTCTAAGCACTTGTATACGTTATATTCATCTGTCATAACGTAAAACAAAGCATCTTCTAGAGTTTGTGTTCCAGATGGTGCTTTGTTCAAAACAGCTTGTAGATTAGCTCCAGTTCCGTTGCCACCTGTAACAGTGACTGTTGGCACAGATGTGTATCCAGTACCACGAGAAACTAAATCTACTCCAACAATTTTACCAAGCTGAATGTCTACGACTGCAGTAAATGCTGCACCAGTACCACCACCACCTGTGATAGTGATAGTTGGAATAGATGTGTATCCAGATCCACCATCAACTATGTTTATACCAATAATTTGTGTACTGTACAAATCATCAAACATATCATACACAGTTCCTTGAACCCAGTCGATTCTTGAAATAACGAAAGAAACATCAGAGGGTTTGATCTGCTTCATCGTGATGATTTCAGATCTAGTGTCTCTTTCGTATTCATAACTGTCAATAGGATACGGTGGAATATCATCGATATTCCAATTTAATGTTTTACCGAGAAAGTAGTAATAAGAAGAATTCTTAGTTACAATATCTCTATAAACACCCTCTGCAAGAGCACGATGCAGAACGGTTTTTATTAATGATGAGTTTGTAGACATTTAGCAGCCTAAAGAAATTAACTTACAGTGATCACCCAAGTAATAGAAATGATATCGCCTGAACCTTTATTAACTACTGGGAATACTGTGCGACACAACATAGTACCGCTAGATGCAGCGTTGAAAATACCTGCTTCAGTGATAGCACCATCACCTTGTCCTGCTGGGAAGTTAGCAGTGTAAGTGATAGAGTTTGCAGTCACGCTGTTACCTGTCAATAACTGACGAGTAGTCTGTGCACCCAAAGCTGTGTTTTCAGGCAGTGGTGCTGTGCTGTTAGTACCGATACCCATGTGAGTCATGGCTGTCGGTGTGTTGGTTGTAGCAACCATCTTTTGAGCGATATAGTTTTTACCAGCAGTAACAACTAAATTTTTTACATTGCGTTCTTCAAGAACTACACCTTCTGCGTTCATTCTAACGATATGAACTTGGCCAGTTGCCTTGATACCTTCGCTAACTGTGTTTAGAT